ACATCGATCGGGCGCAAACCGATGGTGCGGAAAAACAAAAACTGTTTAAATCCCAGGTGAAACAAAGAGATAAACACAAAGTAGACTCTTTATTTCATAAAAATCTTACAAACTCTTAGGAAAATACAAACTCTAACACTTAGGATCAGTTGAGTAGTTTTCACTCTCTGATGGCTAAGCCTTACAAACTCTCATTTATAGATGGGAGAATGGTGATCCGGGTGCTCATTGGGCCCCATCGTCGATCATCATGTCTACTCTATAATGAGTGACAGCTTGGAAAAGTAAAGCACACCTAACTATTATTATTACACCTACTACTACCGTCCAAACTAGGGTTGGACAGCCCTTTCAATAATGGCGTTAATCACGCCAGCATGTTGGTCTAGGGCGGCTGAGTCTTGTTGGGCAGCTGGCAGTCTGTCGCTAGCCCAGTTGTCTCTAGTGGCAGTAGCGGCCAAATAGTCTCTCTTGAAGTGGAGTACGCCCTGTAGGTCACGTAGGGCCAATAGTGCTTTCTTGGCTGCCTGCTCTTCGATGCGGTAGAGCTGTGCTGAGATGGCTTGTTCCGTTGCCAGAGTGATTGTCCCGTGAGTAATGGCGTCCTTCTTTTGTTGTAGGAGCCCATCATAGGCCAAGCTATAGGGATAGCTAGCCCCGCGAAGCTGAGATGTTGGGACTTCTCCAGCTCTTCTTCCTCCGGTTGGTGAGTTTGGGACTGGTTCCATGTTGTATACACGAGTCTGCTTAGTGTATCAGCCAACTGGTTCTCTTTTCCGTCTATGTGTTCGATAGTAACCGGAACTCCTAACCCCGTTATATAGTCGGAAAAGGTGATCCAACGTATTCTACTGGGTTTATGAGTACTTGTCTTGTTGTAAAATGTCACTATCGCTTGACAGTCTGTTCGCACCACCAAATGTTTTTTGTCCAGATAGAAGATTTTAAAAGATTCCAATGCTTTTATGAGTGCGTAAATTTCGGCGTCGATGGTAGACTTGACAACACCGAATTTCCCACTAGCGTACGCACAAATCTTTTCAGTAGTGCGGGAATCTTCTTTTGCTAATTTCCACTTACATACGGCCCCCCATCCTTCCATGCAGCCATCGCTTTCAATGATAATGTAGCATCTTGCTGGTGGGATAGCGAGGTTTGGGAGCTTTTGGACCATATCTTTGATTTCCTTTATCAGATGCCAATCTTGTCGATTAAACCTTTTCTCTCCGGTGGGACTAGTCTTGGCATATAGTGGACTTAGCTTTCTACCCAGGTTGGGTATGTAGATACGGGCATAGTTGAGGAGGCCCAAAAAGGATCTCAGGCCTTTTGTTGTTTCTAGCTCTATGTTGGCTTTGTTGACTATCTTTTTGATTACATGGGCCTGAAGCTTCATTTGTCCTTGTGAGATGACTGTGCCCAAAAATTCAATCTCGCGTTGGGCAAGACATATCTTACTTGGGCTTAGTACCAGCCCATTTTCTTGGCAGATCTTGAGCATGATTCCAATGTGCTTGGTATGCTCTGCCATATTTTCGCTGAAGACCAAAATGTCATCAATGTACACTGCAATGAATTCTTCTGTACCTTTGAAGCATTGGTCCATTTTTCTTTGAAATACTGCAGGAGCGTTTTTGAGCCCAAAGGGCATCACTAACCATTCATAAAGGCCCTGCGGTACCCAGAAAGCAGTCCAAGGGATGGACTCTTCCGCCATGGCAACTTGATGGAAGCCCGATTTTAGATCGAACTTGCTGAAGACCTTCTTGTTGCCCACCCGCTTTAGGATGGTCTGTATACCGGGTAGCGAGTACTGGTCCTTTTCAGTGTTGTCGTTCAGGCGTTTGTAGTTGAAGACCAAACGTTCTTTACCGTGTATAGTCTTTTTCGTGACTGGATCAATAACAGTGCCTGATTCCACAATGAAGGCCGTAGTCCTGTGTTTTGACTTACTAGGCCTGATAACACCAATGTCCAGGAGTGCTTTGATGTGCTTCTGGAACTGTTTCTCCATGGCCGGTGTTAGATGCTTGATGGGCTTGTCTTCTATTATAAGATCAGGATTCTTGATATCTAGTCGACATAGGATCTTGTTTTTAGCCCAATGTTGCATAGGATTTTCCCCAATAAAGCCCTGATCCTGAAGTTGGACCATTAGTTGTTGGAGTTTTGGATCCAATTTTTGTTGTTGGGCTTGGGCTGCAACATGACTCACAATCTGCTGGTGGGTTTCTGAGTCAAATTCTTCTGTTTCTGAGAGGTCAAACATGGATTCAGAATCGGATTTGGACTCCTCCCCTCCCCCTAACTCAGAAGCGGTTGTACCACCAACCATTACGGCAGCAAGGCGGGTTTGGATTGTAGTGACATTTTTGTAGAAGGTGATTGTGTGACCTTCAATACGCAAACCGCCATACATCCCACGGATGAAATTACACCCTAGGATCATCTCTATTCCATCACCAAGGGATAGAGGAAAGGCATAACAGTACGGGATTCTGAACTGGTGATTGCTGATAGTCATCCTCCCATATTTGAGTTTCTTATCCACAGATTGCGTGGAATTTATGCCTCGGAATTGTACCAGAAAAGTGTTCTGTTCAATTGCTGTTTGTGGTACAGAGTTGATGTTTATACAGCATGTGGTTGCTCCAGTGTCTAGAATTGCTTTGACTTTGATAGGTCTTCCTACCTCTGGGATATGTAACACCACATCGAGGTTATAGAGCATGTTTCCCTTTTTAACGGGCTTTCTAACCTCTTGTTGTTCCACAGTATGGCCGATAACACGGCTGATGGTATCTTCTTCAAGATACGCTGTGTGCTGATCTTCATCTGGATCAAGAATCTGAACCTTCTTTCCTTTGTCTAACAACGTAGGTTCCAGACTCCTTCTATCTTGCTCTAAGTCTCTTTCGAGCCTTAATTCTTCAGCCTCCTTTTTATAGAATTCAACGGCTTCAGTTAACCGCTGATTTTCTTTTTCCAACCACTGGATATAAGCCGCTTGTTGTTGGAGCAGTGTGTGAGTATTAAACGGTACTGGTGGTTTAGGCTGCTGCTGGACTATCATATTGCAGTATATTGGGGCACACATGAAGCAACTGGTGAGTTGACACGTGGGACAGTGTATTCGACTCCTTAACTGAGTGGGTTGCTTACAGAAGTGGCAGTTGATGTGGGCCACCACTAATATTTCTTTATTGTGCTCCCATTGGTGCATGCAGTGATATTGCTGACTGCTGACTCGCACCATAGCCGTCCAATGGTTTGTCTTTCCTAACCAATAGGACTGGTCTTCTTCTCTCATCATGAAGACTTTCTCATGGACTACTTCAGTGTCAAGTTCTCCGTCTTCATTTTCAGATATGCTATAAATAGCATCTGACTCTTCTTCTCCTTCTTCTACTGAGACGATATCAAAGCCTTCAGGAAGATCAATTCCTTCAAAAATGGCTACTCTCTTGACATCTCTCCTCTGATTGGGGCATTCCCGGGCAAAGTGTCCTTCATCCCCGCAGAGATAACATTTGCACTTTTTATTTCTGATCAAGTGCTTCCTCTTCTCCACCCTTGCATGTGATGCATGTGGTTTTCCTTTATAGGTTCTTGACTTTCTCATGCCATACTTGGAGGTTTTATCATAGTATCCTGTTAATGGCATGTCTTTGCAGAAGCTTAATGACTTCAGGCTTCTCTTAAAAGCTGCATCTTTACACTCTTGCTCCAGATATCTGTAGGCAAACAAGATGCGCGGGAAGACTCCTACTTCATTGCCTGAATACTCCTTTTGAAATGCTTCTTTCATTCGATGCCCTAGTTCTGGTGGCATCTTCATCCATAACTTTTCACTGAGCTCAGTTCCTAAGAACAGTCGCCCACTCTTTGCTGCAAGCCTTCCATAGTCATTTAGAAATTGAACTATGTCTTTTATGTTGTGGCAGGTTAATCTCTCCAGGTCTCTGTATGCAGCATCTTGTATTCTCGTGGATCCAGAGGCTGGGTCTTCTAAAGAAAAGATTCTCTTGATCTGGGACAAGATATTTTGGGTTCCTTGTCGCCCATCTGCTTGGGTTAGCAGCTGCTGGTATTCAGCCTCGTAATTCATTCTCCATTGGATCCAGGTTAGCTTTTCTGTTTCTCCTAACAGATTTTCCATGAACTCCATCTTTTCTGTTGGGTCCGTAAAACCTTGGGCCGCAACGTAGTTTTTGGTGATGGATTCCCATCTCGAGAAGACTTCATGGAATAGGCCCATTTGTTTAGGCATTACAAATAACGCCCCTGTTGTGCCTTGCGATGATGGTAATTGCCACCATTCTGTGTACTCATCCCTTTTTAGGAATCGTGGCACGTGTGTGGTCCTTCCTTCAAAAAGTGGCGGTCTACTTGGCGTTGTGACTGTTGATCTTGATGACGAGGCCGGGGGGTATCCGACAGGTGTCATCATAGTGTCACCAGGTGGAGTATAGTCGACTGTTTCAGAGAACGCCATCTCTGTTTGTGGTCGTCTTTTTGGGTACTCCATTTCTTCCCTGAGACTAGCTGTGATTTCTTGCCACTCATCTTCCTCCTTTTGTAAGTATGCCCTATAGACATTGGGATCATATTCATCTTCTTCTTCTTCTTGATCCCATATGGGTTCTGTGGGTCCTTCTTCATCTGGGCTTTCATCCCATTTTGGAGGAGTTTTTTCATTATCATCATCACTTCCCCATCCTGTAGCAATGATTTGCCCTTCAAATGTTGGTGGAGGAGTGTAATACCGGAAGAATCTTCCATTTCCATTACTAGATTCTTCCCATACCTTCTTTCTCCCTGTCTGGTCTGGAATTTCTTCTTCTCCTATCCAGACTGCAATAGTATGCTCCCTTATTTCTGACTCCGTTTCTGATTCCACTTCTTCATCTTCCTCATTGTAGTGAGGTCTTGAAGCTGAAGTAGCTGCCTCATAATCATGGAATCTGATGGAGATACTTCCATCTACGAGATTTCTTGTTTCAACCGATCTTGGTTGCATTGGAGTGATGTCCGTTTGTGGTGGACGTAGTATCCACTGTTGGTTTCGCAGGTGTTGCAGATTCATTTTCTTTCCTGCGATAGCTTTTACACCGTGACTTGCCAAGTAATCTGTTGCGCTGGCAATTTGGTAAGCAAAGGCGACATTGGGAGTGTTGGACAGTCGCCCTGTCATGCCACGTGTTATCAGGAGATTGGCTTCTCCGTTCTGCCAATTTTCATACCCTCTTGTGAGGATGGATAGTTGTACGTTCCGGGCAAAGTCTCCGATGGTCATCATGGTGTCTGGTATAACGAACACCAATTGGCTTCCTTTTGTTAGGTCTATTTCCATTTGAGCGAAAATAGACTGATCTCCCGACCATCTGTTATCCCTGAATACTACCAAGGCCATGGTGCCTTCTTCTTGTCGGTGCAGAATCTGAATCCTCACTTGCAGAATTCCGATATGAATAAAGGACATTCCTGTCCTTTGGAGTTGTTCCAGACTTTCAGGCTGTATAAACGCCCTATCCACTTGGCTTCCGCCAACACATAGGACTGACTCTTCAGATCGGTGTGTGTAGACTCTGTGATGAACAGTGTCTCGCCTGGATCTGTACAGTACCTCAGCTGGTACTAGTCTTGCTCGTTCTTGCATGGACAACCTCAGTGTTGTCTGTGGATCTATTTCTTGTTCTAGGGTCTCTTGATATCTAGACCCCATCATTGATCTTCTTAACCTTCTGGCTCTTCTTCGAAGGTTAAAGATCCTTCTTTGTCCTCTTCGGTAGTCTCTGATCTGATCCTCGTATAGAGGTCCTTCCCTGTTTTGCTCACTAGTGGTTGTAGTCACACTAGGAACTGGGTGTTGCGGTCGTGCTCGACTCATCTTTCTACTCTTTCACAGGCTTAAGTGTGATCTTAGCCTTTTCTGCTGCTAGGATCTTGTAAGGATCTTTGAATCCAAACAGCGTTCCTTTTGGCTCGGGTTTTCTTGTGACTTTTGCCTCTCCTTTCTCCTGAATAGATAATCCTTGGAGTTTTGTGATTAAGTCTTCTGGAATGGCAACTTCCTTTGCCTTATCCTTCCTGGCCTTCTTCTGATCCTGTATCAGCTCTTCTAGTTTATCTGCTATGACAGCGAGTAAGCAGATCTGAACGTTGTTCTGCTTAATAACGGTTTTAAACCCTTGAACCGCTGTTACTCCGGTGGAGGTTGTTATCCCAACTGCTGGTGGGTCAACCTTTTCTGCTTCCTTTAAAGCTTCTTGATAGGCTGGGCTATCAGTCATTGACCAACCCACTGGTCAAGTTTGTGCAAGAGCTTTTCCACCTTCTCTAGTTTCTGCTCAAGTTGTTGAGAGATCTCGAGTGCTTGTTTCTCGACGATCTTAGGTTGTTGAGCAATTTCTTCAACCAACTTACGGACTTCACTTTCGGTAAGTGGTTTGCTTTCTCTGAAGGTCTTGGTTAACCTCCTTAGAGCTACTTCTATAGTATCAACACGGGTGTTTAATTCAAGAATAGACTCTTGAATCTGCTTCAGGTTTTTAATAAAAACTCGGTTACCTAAATTTACTCTATCAAAGGTTACTGCAAGGTTATGTGCTAACTGGTTGTTGGTCACTTTACTAGTAGATGCTAGGTCAAGGTACTCAAGGTTTGCTGTGTGTGACTTCTCATACCACTCTTGTATACTATTCTCCCAGCGACTGGACATAACAAAATCTTCCTATAACAGTACCAGGTACAGTAAGCTCTCTCTTCTGTTCACCTTCTCCCCAAGTCTTCCCCTCTCTGGGTACTCTCTTCTGGGTTACGTCTTTTACAAAAGAATTAGCTCCTTATACGTGGCGTTGTTATACCTAAAGTATGAGAGATCATCGGAATTGTTCAAACTATTTTCTGATAGACAGGATCCTCTGTTGCTATAACAGGGCAAGTCTAGAGCATACGATAGTTAGAATGACATTCCTTTTGAAATGATCACTCCTTTGAACACGTAGTTCGCAACCTCAGGTTTCCATCCTAAACACAAGGAACAGACACTGTTTGGATAATAACAAATGGATATTTGAAACACACAGTAGACCTCTTTCCCCGAACCTAACACTAGGTTTTTAGCCGGACATGACCATGTTTAACCTTGCTCTGATACCA